GTATTGGTTGGTGCACCTTCGTTCATCTGAGTACCCTTCATGAACTTCAATGTATTTTCCAACACGGCTTCGGTTACTTGGCGGCGATAATCATTTTTGATTTCTGGAACCGCTTTGTCTTCCATTGCTTCTTTAAGAAGGGCTTTAATAGCTTCGCTCATTTAATATACCTCAATTAATAAATTTTGTTTAGTTTATTTATATTAAACAGATTTCTGAACAACGGTTCTGAAATTATTTAGAATTACGGCGTAGTTGTGCCAAAATAAATGATTCCCAGCTTGATTCGTTTACTGGATCTTTTTTCTCAACTTCACCAACTTCTACTTCTTCTTTGATATCAGTTACTGGATTGTATGCTTCCACTACTTTATTTAGTGCAGTTTTATATTGAGCTTCGTCAATAAATTCTACGTCTGCAAATTTTTCGGTTAATTTTTCTTTTTGGGATTCAGTTAATTCACCAACCAAAACAGAAGCAACAATATTAGATTTTTTCATTTCTACAATAGCAGTTTCTGCATTAACTAGTTTAGTAGTTTCTTCTGCTAAACGAGCTTCAACTTTAGCTAATTTTGCAGTTACAGTTTCTACAACGCTTTCTGCATTGTCTGGGAGTTTTACTAAACTTTCTTTTGCTAGTGTAACCATACCATTTAGGAAATTATCTGCTAACTGAACCTTAAGAGAAGACTCAACAGCTAACGCGTTTTCTTTCATAAATTCTGCAACAGCAGCAGTTAGGTATTTGTCAACAGATGCTACAATTTCTTCGTTGACATATTGTTCTGTTAATTTTTCTAGATATGCAGTGCGTTCAGCAACGTGTTCGTTAACGTATTGTTCTGACATTTTTTCTAGATATGCAACACGTTCTTCGGTTTTAGTTGTAAATTCTGCTTCCAGAATAGAAGTTTGTTCTTTGATAACAGAGGCTGCTTTTTCATTGACAGCTTCATCAAAAGACTCTTTGATTTGTTTCTGCGCTTCTTCTGAAAGATTTCCACCTTCCATTAGGGCTTCTAAAAATTTTGACATGTTCAACCTCTATTTCATTAGAATGTCTAAGTGTTTCGTATATTTATATAGTTAAAAATTCTGCTATAATTTTTTAATGAAATCTAATATAGATTCAATAATTTGATCCTGTGGAAGAATAATTTCATTCGATTCTTCGAGTTGAACTAAATTACCGTCTTTCATTATCCACTTAGATAAAGATTCTCTAATTGGGTTTACATAGCAATTTGGTCCAGATGGCATATCAACACAATCAACCGCAGTCAACATGTATCCTTCTTCTACATATTTAAGACCATTGCGTTCTTTAATAGAACCAAGTCCTCTAGTAGAAACCCCCATATTAAATCCACCGTCAATTAATCCTCTAATTAAATTTCCCTGTGGTGTATCTAATACACGAGCCTTACCAATTGCTTTGGTTCCTTGCATTGTTAAAGATTCAATTAGAATTGCAGCTTCTTTAATATTTGGAAGTGGGTAGTCTGGGTGATTTAACTCGCCAATTGCTCGACGTTTAGAAATAAAGTCTTGGTTATATTGCATAACAGCCGATTCCAATACATCAAGTGGATACCATCGGCCATTCCCATTTTTTAATTCAGCTTCGCCAAAAATACCTTCAATATATAAATGCGAACCTTTAGCTGTATTCTCATGTAATGTTTCTATAGCATGAGAAGTTTCTACTAGCATTGACATAGATTGCATGAAAGTATCCTCTTACTTCAGCCCAAGCTGTTTACGTTTTTTCATAGCACGTATGCGCTTTCTATTTGTTCTTTTTTGCAATGCAACACCTTTAGATCTCTTGGTTCTAATCGCCTTTCTCATTGCAAGACGTTTAGCTGCTTTATCTCCACCAGAAATAGGAACACATGATGTTCCGGTATCATTCAATTTATATCCAGGTGGGCATTTAATGCGGCGTTTTTTCTGACCTAGGTAATTTACCTTAGTAATAACTTTTTCATCTACTTTAGACATATTACCCACCATTATTTCTTGCAGCTTTCTTCTTCTTGTTTTTTATCTTTGCAGACATCGCATGTTTCGCCGTCTTTACAGTCGCATTCTTTTTCTTTGTCTATTACTTCCATACCATACTGTTCTAGCACGTATGGCTTTTGGTTTTCAATTTGTTCTGCAATGCGGATTTTTAGCTCGTCCTTAATATCATCCATTGCATATGCAAAGTTACCTTCCACTATGCTATTAATAATACCTTGAATACTATTCATTATTTATAACTCCTAATTATTGATTCGGATCGTCTTGGGAAGCAGGTTCACTAGGTTCATTTTGAGCAACTTGCGCATCAAATGAACTAGAATCTCCATTTTCTTCGTCTGCATTATTGTATTTATTGTTTTTTGCTTCCTGTGCTATTAACTTATCTTGTTCTGCAATATCTTCGCCGGTTTGTGCTAGTATTTCACTACGGACATATTGGTGAGAGAAGTATTTTCCAATATAAGGACTTAGTTTATCCAGAAGTTCTAATCTAGACTGCAATAAATCATTTTGCTTTTGCTCTTCTAAATAAAAATCCTGTGCATATTTAAATTTGATAAATGGTTTAACATTATCCCATTCTTCTCTGGAAATTGTTTTTGTTAAAATAAGTTCTGTTTGCAATACATCTAATAAAGCCTCGTTAAAGCGTTTGCGAATCCGTGATACGAACTTGCTGAATTTAAGTTCGTCTCTTGAAATTTCACTTTGGTTGCCGAAATTAACCATACTATCACTTTCTAAACGAGAGATTGGAACATTTAGTGCTTTATATAGGCGTTTCAAGAAATAAGTAACGTCATCTATTTCAGATAGGTTCTGTCCGCCGGGTAGCGTAGAAATTTCAGTTCCGGAACCTTTAGAATTTTTGGGGAGCCAGAAGTCTTCCTGCATAGTCTGTAAATATCTACTGTCTTTAAATGTTCCGTTTTCTGGATCATACGACATTCTATTGCGGTAACTATTCTTCAGATTTCTAATGTACTGGGTTGCCTTACTATTTTGCATCCCGCTCACATCAATATAAAACATACGGCGTTCCGGTGCACGAACTATACGGTATATAACTAACGAGTTTTCCATCATTCGTAACTGATTGGCGGGTCGAAGTGCTTTATGTAACCAGCTAATTGCATATCCTGTAGACGCATCTGTCATACCAGAAGTAATATAAGTGACACTATCTTTGTTTAACTTATACTTTGGTTTTTCTACTGTTGATATACTTTTATTTTTTGCATACGAAGATTCTTGTGCAGGTGCAGTACCAGCAGCTGCAATATTTTCATTATAGACAAAGTATTCGTCATACCCCTCTATAGTTCCATCTTCTCTGTTTGTTTTGATTTCTCTAACTTTAGTAACGTAAATTGGGTCGAATTCAATAATATCTTTTAATCCACCCTTAAGATCATTCTTATCTATAATCTTATGCCAGCTTAATCTACCATCCGTATAGAACTGTCTAGCTCTATTATGAATAGTGCTAGTTAAGTCTAATATTTTATTAATCTTATCCCATTTTTGGTATACAATTTCTTTAATTTTATCAGACAACAAGGATTTATCTATATCATCTAAATTAAGTTCGATTGGATTTTGGTCTTCCTGAAACGAAACCATTTCATTAACAATATCTTCTATTGCATAATCGACTTCATGGTAAGATGATATTTCTCTATACTTGTTTAATAAATCTGCTTGTGTATTATAAGACACTTCAAACGGCAAATTAAATGAGTTAACGCTATTCTCTATTTCAATTGCGCCATCTCGTTGCTCTATATTAATTTGGTTAGTAGTTTCGCCAATTTTATTGGTATCGTCGGATATGTCTTGTTTAGAAAAGAATGTATTAAACCAATTAATATTCATAAATTAATCTCAATTATGTAAATGTAATTACATTTATTTAGTGCAATAAAAATGGGCCCATGTAGGACCCAAAATATATTATAGTTATAATTATTTCTATGTTGTAGTATTTGACACCATATCGGAATACACAAACGTAACATCAAACTGTTCGTATGTATCTGTTTGATCCTGACCAACTTCAATAGGTCCAACCACAGAAGGCCACAATAATTTTAATGTGTATGTTTTTAAAATATTGTCTGCTGTATCTAACTGGTCTACAGTAACATCAGACATAAAGTCATCCGGAACAACAGATCCAGTATTACTATTATATGCATTAATGCCGTTATGCCATAGTTCAAACGCATCGCGCAATGCAAAGTCGGTATCGTTTAAGAATGAACATGTCCATTCATCAAATGTTCTATCTCCGGGTAGTTTCAAAGTACGACCACGAAATGGAACTTCAATAACACCTAGATTAGAACCCGGTAATTGTGTACTAATACACAGAAACTTAGTTTTAGTTGCATCTGCACTAGTTCCTGCATAAGACGGAAAATTAACGGTTACTTGAAAGCGGTTTGGACGAGCTGCACCACCTTTCAATTGACCTTTAAAATCGGAAATTGTTGACATTATTATTCCTCACACAAACTTTATTAACATTATTTATAGTGGGGAGATTTAACTCCCCTTATGTTATTCTTAACTTTCTTCAAACGATACGCTAGTTGCAACAGCAACAAAGTTTAGCCGAATAGTGTTAATTGATCTAGAAGGTTTCAAATATATGTCACCGACAAACTCATTCCCATCAATCACTTCCGCTGTATTGTTAGTGGAATCACACACTACTTTGAAGCCGTATAGTCCACCTCTAGTTTGCACTGTTGTTAAATATGCGTCTGTTGAGTTTTTAAACAATGTACGAGTAGTGTCGTCATTGATTTCAAACAATAGATATTTTGCATCACTAGCAATATCTTTTCTTAATTGAATAAACAATGAACGAACATTAATATGACTAAATGCACTAGGTGCTTTATACAGAGTTTTATCGCCCCATAACACAATACCCTGTCCACGGAATGACGTAATAGAGTTAATATTACTTTCCCACAAAATATCGCGTTGGTCTTTGCTTGAGTTATATGCCAAACGAATAACATTTTTAAGTTGTCCGCGGTTTAACCCAGCTGGTGATGTCCATACTTCATTATTAGCAACACAACGAGCGTGTAATCCCGCTAAATCAGAAGAACATGGAATCCATACATTAACATCTCTGTATTTGTCGTATACTAGTTTCCAGTTATCACAAGGGAAACCGTATGACGTATTTTTATTAAGCGTAGTGTCATAATAAGCAACAATAGATTCTTCTGGATCAACTACGTTATAAACAGCATCCAATGGAGGTGCAACGCATACAAACCCGTCCATGCGAGAATCCGCCATGTCAATCAGTTCATCTTGTGCGGTGGGTTCAGCAGTGAAATAACGGAACGGTTCTATAGTTTCGTCTGCCTTGAACACAGCAACACCCGCAGCCCAATCGGTATTAGCAATAACGTTATCGTCTACACCGCCTTGCAATGTAACTTCGTATAAACCATCCGTAAACACAATTGCAGCAGTATCACCAAAGTATAACCATGCAGACTGATCTTCTATTGCTTGTTTAATATATGCAGTAGTACCATC